TATCCCACTCCTAAAGTTGAGACTGCTATTCTGAAGAAAGCTTCTGAGGCGCTCAACTGCTACGATGAAGAGTTTGTGGGTCGCCTGGTTGCGTGGGCAGAGATTATTCGTAAGACCTTCTACGATGGTGGTGTTGACGAAATCATTTCCACCCGCCGTCTGGTTCACGTTATCCGTGCCTTCAGCATTTTCGGTAAGCGTAAGAAAGCTATTGAGGTTTGTATCGCTCGTTTCGACGACGAAACCAAACAATCCTTCATGGAACTCTACACTAAGATTGATGCTTCTATCGATGCTCAACCTACAGAAACCCCTGAACCTATTGAACTTTGATGGGGTTGACTATAAACTCTTAACGTGCTATATTACTAACAATGTGTCTTGGAGGATGCTTAATTATGCAATGGAAATACAATGAAGAGCAACTGCTCGATGAACTAAAAGAATACATCGGTAGCACATATAAGCAACATTATTCTGCTGGCGATGATAAGATTCAAACCCTTGATTTGATTGAAGCATGTGGTGACGGAGAAGCATTCTGCCGTAGCAACATTCTCAAATACGCCTCACGCTACGACAAGAAAGGCACCGCCCGCATGGATATCATGAAGGTTCTGCACTATGCAGTTCTGCTTCTTAACTTCAATGACAAAAACGCACAGCGAGAAGATTACAACCAATGAGTACTGTAGCACTTTCCCAAACCACTCTGAATATTTTAAAGAACTTCGCCACTATTAACAATGGCATCATCATCAAGAAAGGAAACACCCTTCGCACTATTTCAAACGCTGAGAATATACTCGCAGCAGCGAATGTCGAAGAGTCTTTTCCACAGACTTTTGCGATATATGACCTTAATCAGTTTCTGGCTGGTTTATCATTGTTCGATAATCCTTCTCTCGTCTTTGATAATAATGATTATGTTACTATCAAGGATGGGCGCAGTCGTGTCAAATATTATTTTAGCGACCCTGAAATTACACTTAAGAATGCTCCAGATAAATCTGTGAAGTATCCTGGTTCTGAAATTCAATTCACTTTGTCTGCTGCTAACATCTCTGCTATTCTAAAAGCAAAAGGTATTTACGACCTTCCTGATTTGAACATCAGTTCCGATGAAGAGATTGTTCTTTCTGTGCGTGACAATGAAGTGTCAACTTCTAACACGTATGATATTATTGTTCCTGGTACGTTTGAAGGAGCACATTCACTTGACCTAAAGGTTGAGAACATTCGTCTTCTTCAAGGTGACTATACTGTTGGTGTTTCCAAACATCATATTTCTGAGTGGAAACATCTTAACATTGACATTACTTACTACATCGCGCTTGAACCTTGATGAAGAATTATTTGTGGGTGGAGGAGTACCGTCCTCATACTATTGAAGACTGTATCCTCCCTGATTCGTTAAAGAAAGTATTTACAGGATTCGTAGAGCAGGGGGAGATTACTAATCTCCTTCTGTCTGGTCCTCCTGGTGTTGGTAAAACCACAGTTGCTAAAGCACTGTGCGAAGAACTTGGTCTCAGTTATATCGTAATCAATGGTTCTGATGAAGGTCGTTTCCTTGACACCATTCGCACTCGTGTCAAACAATTTGCATCAACTATCAGTCTCACGGGTGGTGGCAAACATAAAGTTGTCATTATTGATGAGGCAGACAACACAACTCATGATGTTCAACTTTCTCTTCGCGCATTTGTTGAAGAGTTTCATGGCAACTGCCGTTTCATTTTCACCTGTAACTTCATCAACAAGATTGTCGATCCCCTCCATTCCCGTTGTACCGTCGTTGACTTCCGCACCAAGACGGGGGACCAGCAGAAACTCCAAGCGGCGTTCTTCGGGCGCTTGCAGGGCATCCTAGACGCCTCTGGCGTGACGTATGAGGACAAGGTGCTGGTCAAACTGATTCAGCGTTACTACCCCGACTGGCGCCGTCTGCTGAATGAAGCACAGCGCCACTCAGTTGGTGGTTCCCTTGACGCTGCTGTTCTTTGTGACATCGCTGACGTTAACCTTGACCAGTTGATGAAAGCGATGAAGGCAAAGGAATACAAGGTGGTGCGTCAGTGGGTGGTTGATAATATGGATAGTGACCCCAACACTATCATTCGTAAAATCTACAATTCGTTGAGTGAATGCCTTGAAGGTGCTTCTATTCCTGCTGCTGTTCTTGTGCTTGCTAAGTATCAATATCAGATTGCGTTCGTAGCAGACCAAGAAATCAATATGCTTGCTTGTCTAACCGAAATCATGGTGGAGTGTAAGTTCAAATGATTGATTTTAATAAAGTAAATTTTGAACAATTTTTTGGATGGGTAAATGCATCAAATACAAAATTATTGAAAAGTTCTGCTTTTAGAGGAACTCGATCTTTTTATACAGAATTAGCATTTTTTAAATATTCGGATAATCAACTTAAGCATGTTGGATTGGAAGAAAACGGAAGAGATTTTGTTATTAAAAAAACAAATGAATTAATTGAAATGAAATCTCTCTTTGGAATGTTTAAAAAAGATGGTGATTGCAATCCAATTACTTTAAAAAATTCTCATCCAAATACTAAACAAAAAAAAAAGTTCGATGGACAAAAAAGAGTATTATAAAAACTTTTGATTATATTTTTTTGGTTGATACCAAAAAAATGTCAATGGCATATTCAACTTGGGATTGTGTCTATAATCGTCTTGATGAAAGTTGTAATGAACCTAAAGTAGTTCTTAAAAAATCTGATTATACTATGATTGTTGAAAAAGTTGTACCAGCAAAAGTAGATTATAATGTTGATGAAATGTTTTTAAAAATTGGAGAAATTATTTAATGAAATCTTTGAAAACCCCCCTTCGTTACCCTGGTGGAAAATCCCGAGCGGTAAGATATCTTATTCCAAAAATGCCTAAAGACATTACTGAATACCGAGAACCCTTTCTGGGCGGGGGTAGTGTCGCTATTGCCTTTACAAAGGAAAATCCAAATGTTCCCGTATGGGTTAATGATTTGTATGAACCACTGACAAACTTCTGGTTTGCTCTGCGTGATGATGCAGAAGAACTACATCGTTGTCTTAAAGGATATAAGGAAGATTACAACACACCTGACCTCGCTCGTGAACTCTTCAATGAAATGAAGATTCAACTGAATCATCCAGAGGCAGAAGACTTCTATCGTGCTGTTGCTTTCTACATCATCAACAAATGTTCTTTCAGTGGATTGACTGAATCATCTTCTTTCTCTCCTCAAGCAAGTGTATCAAACTTTTCTATGAATGGTATTGATAAGCTCCTGGAGTATTCAAAACTGATTCAGAACTGGAAGATTACTACTGGTCCTTATTGGGATATGATGATGACATCTGCTCCTGTTGGAACATTCTGGTTCTTTGACCCTCCTTATGATATCAAAGATAATCTCTATGGTAGGAAGGGTGAATTGCACAAAGGATTCAATCATGAAGAGTTTTGTGCTTGGATTACTCAAGGTAACGTTAAAGATAAGTGGATGATTACTTATAATACCAATCCTACTCTTGTAGAATGGTATGATGGTTACAATCAAACCAAATGGGATTTGACTTATACTATGCGTTC